ACTATATGGAGAAGATAAGAAAGCCTAAGAAGTGCCTAATGTGTACAGCTTCTTTTATTCCTTCCCAACCTTTGCAGGTAGTTTGTTCGGCATCCTGCGCCCTTGAATTTCACCGACAAAAACAATGGAAAAAGGAAGCAAAAAAAATGAAGGAAAAGCTAATGACACATAAGGACTACCTAAAGATTTTGCAGGTAGTTTTCAACACTTACATCCGAATGAGGGATAAAGATAAGCCATGTATATCCTGCGGATGCGATATGAAAAATAGGAAAGGAGATGCCTCCCACTTTTACTCGGTGGGGAGTAATCCTTCCCTTAGGTTTGATGAGGATAACGTTCATCTATCTTGCGTGCCTTGCAACCAGTACCTACATGGTAATTTACTTGAGTATGCCGAACGTTTGCCCCTTCGCATAGGTGCTTACAGGTTCGACCAACTTAAATCCCGAAAATCGACAATAAATAAGCTTACCATCCCCGAAATTCAAGACTTAATTAAACTTTATAAAATAAAAAACAATGACTTACGATGAATTTTTACTAACAAAACAAAAAACACACGTTGAAAGTGGATTTGTCCCTCAAACATTAAACCCTAATTTATTCGATTTTCAGAGGTTTATTGTATTAAGGGCATTAAAAGCCGGGAAGTATGCAATTTTCGCAGATTGTGGACTTGGTAAAACTTTGATGCAATTATCTTGGGCGCAAGAAGTAACGAAGCATACCAATAAGCCAGTATTGATTTTAGCTCCATTAGCTGTTGTGGGACAAACAAAGCAAGAAGCTGTTAAGTTTGGTATTGATACTTCTTTGCTCGAATTTAGTAACTATGAACAACTTGATAACATCGACTGCTCTAAATTTTCGGGAGTTGTTCTGGATGAATCAGGAATTTTGAAAAACTTTCAAGGCGCAACTAAATCATTAATAATTGAAAGGTTTAAATCAACGCCTTATAAATTAGCTTGTACAGCTACTCCAAGCCCAAACGACCCAATGGAGATGGGTAATCATAGCGAATTTTTAGACGTTATGAGCCGTAATCAAATGTTGGCTATGTACTTTGTTCATGATGGCGGAAAAACTGCCAAATGGAGATTAAAAAGACACGCAATAAAATCATTTTATCAATTTATTGGAACGTGGGCAGTAATGCTTAATAAACCTGATGATATTGGATTCCACATGGAAGGGTATAATTTGCCTAAATTAAATCTTATTGAACATAAGATTGAAACCAATAAAAGGGATAATGGCCAACTATTTAATGATGCGATTATTTCAGCAACCAATTTCAACGCAGAGTTAAGGGCAACAAAAGAACAAAGGATGCAAAAAGTTGTTGATATTGTTAATTCAAAACCATGTGAAACATTTTTGATTTGGATAAAACAAAATGAGGAAGGTGAAATGTTACGTAAAATGATACCTAATGCTATTGAAGTAGCAGGAAGTCATTCTAATGAATACAAAGAAAAATACTTGCTTGGATTTGCTAATGGCGACTTTCCTATTTTAATTTCAAAAACAAAGATTGCTTCATTTGGTATGAACTACCAAAATTGCCACAATCAAATATTTGCTTCATTAGATTTTAGTTTTGAAGCCCTTTACCAAGCAATAAGAAGGTCATATAGGTTTGGGCAAAAAAATGAAGTAAACATACATTTGATTACTACCGACACAATGGAAAATGTTAAACAATCACTAGACAACAAACAAAAACAATTTGAAATTATGCAGAACGAAATGGCATCAACAATTAATGAAAATTTAAACAAAAGTATGATTACTTCTATTATTGACACACAAGAAGAATCAAATGAATGGTTTAATGTACAAAGAGGAGATTGCGTACAATTGATTCATAATATTCCTAATGAAACAATTGGATTATCTGTATTTTCACCTCCATTTGCTGAATTATACACATATAGCAGCCATGTTGAAGATATGGGTAATTCTAAAGATTATAATGAGTTTTTAACTCAATTCGGATTCTTAATAAAAGAATTACATAGAGTAATGATTTCAGGGCGTAATGTTGCAGTTCATTGCATGGATTTACCTATTCAAAAAGGAAAAGAAGGATTTATTGGTTTAAGAGATTTTAGCGGAATGATTCTTAGTGCATTTCAAGATGCAGGATTTATTTATGCTAGTAGAGTAACAATTTGGAAAGACCCTGTAATTGAAATGCAAAGAACAAAAGCATTAGGATTGCTGCATAAACAAGTAAAAAAAGATAGCACAATGAGCAGAGTTGGTATTCCTGACTATGTAATGATTTTTAGGAAAGATGGGGAAAGAACTCAGCCTGTAACTAATACTAACCTACCAGTAGATTTATGGCAGAAATATGCTTCTCCAGTTTGGATGGATATTGATTATGGAAACACTTTGCAAGGATTTAGAAATGCAAGAGATGAAAAAGATGAAAAGCATATATGCCCATTGCAGTTGGATACTATTGAAAGATTAATTCATTTGTATTCCAATAAAGGAGATACTGTATTTACTCCATTTATGGGGATTGGCAGTGAAGTTTTTCAAGCCGTAAAAATGGGTCGAAAAGGAGTAGGATTTGAGCTAAAAGAAAGCTACTTTGAATTAGCAAAAAAGAATATAAGCGCAGCTGTAGAACAAAAAAAACAAACAACTTTATTTTAATACCATGAAAGAAACTCATATACGCCAGGCGATAGCCATACTTAAGGCTAACGGCTACTCGGTAACAAAGAAGAAGCAGAAGCACGAAATAGTATACCCTTTTGACACGGAAAGATTCAAGTCAGCATGGGAACTATGGAGGATGTACCGACACGAAATAAACAAACCATACAAGAGTTGCATATCGGAGCAGGCAGCACTTAAAAAACTATCTTCCTTCTCAGAAGATGATGCAATAGCAATGTTAAACCAATCAATAGAAAACTCTTGGCAAGGTATTTTTGAACTTAAAAACAACAACAATGCAAACGGAACAAACACTTATAAAGGCTCAGAACAGGTTCAACGCCGTGATGGCCTCGAAAGACTTCGCCAAGCGACTGGATCGCTCCTTAACACTAGCCAACAGGAGTTCTTTGGAGATTTTTAATAGCAACGCACAAAGCATCAAGAAGTTCTCATTGACTTTTGGAGAACCTGTGGCTCGTGTATTACTCACTAATCTTATCTCTAGCCTAGCACTATCGCTTAACGTAAGTAATAATATGTCCGATACACAGGCGTGGGACTTATCAGAGATAGTCCTATCCGAGTATTCAAACCTTAAGATTCCTGACTTTAAAAAATGCTTTAATAACGCTATATTAGGTAAGTATGGGCAGTTGTTCAACCGCCTTGACGGACAGATTATCTGCCTTTGGCTGAATCAATACTGCAAGGACCAGGATGAAGAGATAATGAATTTTAGGATGGCAGAGGCAAGTAAATACAAGAACGAAGCCAAGACGCTCCCCCCTGTACTCCTTAAAGTAGCAAAAAAGATAGTGTCGGATAATAAAAATGTTGGACAGAAAGTGAGGGTACGTACAGAAAATGAGCTGATGATGGACAGGTGGATTAATCAATTTGACACTATCTATGCTAAAAGAGGAATCTCTGATGGACTTAAATTTGTCTTTAGGTACGGCAGACACCTTTCTATGGACGAGTTTCTTAACGTAAAACTAGAACAATACAACAGAGTAATTAAACAATTAAACCAATAACAATGACACTATTAGATTTATTTATTTATCCTTTCCACACCAAAAGAAGTATATGACCATCTAAACCTAAAATCTATGGAACACGAGCTACAATTTAGCGATTGGGAAACATACGGAGTTATAATTACAAAAGAAAACAAGGAGTTAAAAGATGAAATTCAAAAACTTGAAGAACAAAATACAAAATTATATAAGCTGGTAGATGAGATTGAGTTTCATTTGGCTGAGTGGAAGCATGATTACGTTATTGTTTCTCAGATTAGACAAATACTACATAACTTCCATAATAATATAACTACGAACTCCAAAGAACTATGAAAATTAAAGACATAGAAGACAATAACATCAAGCAGATGGCTGTTGTTAACACAATAAGTGCCAAGCCACATTGGAAACTACAATCAATACTAAAAACTGAACTCAATCAAGCCTTCAATTGGAAAGAATCTCCTCAAAAACGTAACTTTTGGGTTAAAGTATACGACAATAAAACCCCTAATTATGACGTAAAAGGACTATTTTATAGATATATTGGTCCTAACAAACAACACTCTACCAAGAGATTTACCAATGGTCATATATACAAATCCATACACAAACACCTTGATGAACCAGAGAATTTTATAGATGACCAAGGTGAACCCAATGGCTTTATGGACTACAATAGCATACACTTTGCATTAGCTGAACCTGAGGACGTATACAAATACTTAAAACAAGCAAAAGAAAATAAAATGACACAAAAAGATACAAATAAGGATTTTATAGATACTAAAATAAACTATGAAATACAAAAAAATATTGATTATTTAAATGATGAATTTAACAAAATAAAAAAAGAACAAGACACGAAATTCTTTCTAGCTGCATTATCTAATGCAAATTCTAGTATTCTAATTAACGAAGATGCACAATCCAAAATAATTTACTTATCGGTAATAATTGATAAAATTGCCGAATGTTTAAATGATAGCACGGACCCCAAAACTAAAATAAATTCTATCGCTAAGACGCTAGCCGACTATGACTATTTCGCTAAATCTAACCCATCTCTAGTATATCCTGGTATTAAAAATCTAAATAAACCGCAAGATACCATAGAAAATAAGGAGTATGACCATATCAACCCTAATCACTACAAACAAGGAGTAAAAGAAACATGGGAGCAGATGGTCGACATATTTGGATTAGAATCATTTGTAACCTATTGCAAATTAAATGCTTATAAATATATGTCTAGGCTAGGTAAAAAGCCCGATCAACCAATAGAAAGAGATATGCAGAAGGCTACTTGGTACTTGAAAAAATTAGAAGAATTGACTCCGCACATAAAATAATTCTTCTTAATTTCAAGAATGACAAACAAGAAAATAGAAACTCTAAGCGAGTTAGAGGATGTAATCCTATCTCTAGCCGATAAGCATATCCAGGTGCAAGTTGATGATGCAGGATACACGTATGTGGCGAACTTACGTGTATTCTCTCACTTCCTAAAGAATGAGATATACAACAAATTCATTGAAAAGAAATCTAAGAAAAAATGAAGTTATCTAAGATTAAGACCTTAGATGTCTGGAAGATAGTTGAATTAACTTTCGTAGACGCTAATGGGGAAGAAAAGACAATGGAGGTAAAAGTCTTTAATGGAAAGATGACTAAAAATATTGACCATCTCGATAAAGAAGTGCAGAAGATATTGCTTGACCTATTCCCTAATTGAACTTGTAAGGAATACCTACACGTTCAATGTACCTTTCCGTTAATTATTATCTTATTGTGCATCGTAAAATTACCTCCTTCGTGCAGGTCGACAATAGCAAATCCATGTATCCATTCGTTTAGGGGTAAGAAATTCGGGGACAATCCACATAAGCACCCCGAAGACCAAGCCATCCGATTTTCTCCATCGTATACGTTATCATTCACCGACGTGGACCGATGGAAATGTCCGACAATAACAGGTCTTTTAAATCTTAATAGTGCTGTTCTCGCAGGATTTACCCCTCCGCTTCCCTTAATCTTATCTCCGTGTTCTAACAGAAGTTTACCTGCATAGGTAATGCTATTATGTGGCAGGTACTCGATTCCTAACTCTCCTAACTTTAAAATAACATCTAGACGAAATTCTGTGAATCCATATAATTCGGGTGCTTTGCGCATAAAGAACCTTTCCCATCTTTGTTCATGATTGCCAGGTTTGTAGTAGATTGGCTTCCCTTTGAATCTATCCCGAAGATACACAAGGAACTCCCGAATAACCTCAAACTCTTCCACTACGCTTACCCTTTCGTTTGGATTCTTTTCGTGGTCGGACAATTCCCAAATATCCGCTAAATCCCCACCTAAGAAAATAGAATCAATTCCTTGCTCCTCTCCGTAATCGAGAGCCAACTGCAAAGCGTCATTATCTTGGAAGGGAATGTGAACATCAAACAGACAAAGTAATTTTTTATTCGCTATCGGTAACTTCCATTTAACCACTGCAGGCGTATGGGACTTAATCTTTAATACCCACGGATTCTTAGGCTGAGTATCATCTGTTATGAACTTAGTTACACAAACAGGTTTCCTTGCATTTAAACCACGATAATGCCTTATAAATGATCTAGCATTTGCAATAGATAGAAAGTTTAAAGGCTCGTCTTTGTGTAATAATTTAGCTAAGGTTAAGGTAGGCAAATCGGGATACTTTTCTAGGTAACGTAGACCAATATCTACTCTATGTTTTTCTAATCTATTAGTATTCCCTTTTTTAGCTGCCATAATTTTAATTTAAGGACATAATACTTCTACCGCTAATTGTTTAACCTCCGATGGATCAGCAAACCTGATAATATCTTGAGGCGTAATAAATGGTTGATTTATCGCTTCTTTAGAATAGCATTTCAAAGGTATTAATCCTCCGTAAGTCTGTGCAGCAAATACCGAACAAATCTCCTTATGCTCGTCACTACCTAACTTCTTCGAATTGTACCCAAATTTACGTGCCATAAGCACTTTGAATAACATACCATAGTTATACGGTATCCCTTTCTCCCCTTCGTTAAAAACGATATTCACCGCCTTGTCTATCACCTCCTGAGGAGCAATAGGTCTTACGATAACAAAATCATCAACAGAAAGTAGTTCCTGAGAAAGAAAGTTAGGAGTTACTCCGTGAGCTTCCGACTCCAAAGAGAATAACCTGATATTCTCTTGGAACTCTTGCTTTAACACTACTAGAGCATGATTGAAATAAGCGTTTCTGCCTCCTTTAGCATCACCCCAATTGATAAGACGTGCCAATACAGAATTACCACGGACCAGGATAATATCTCCGTTGTTAATCTGTTCCCTATACTTTGCGTATTTCTCTACTATTGTCATCCTACTTCAGGTTTTAAAAATTGATTGTTGGAGTTAAAGCCAAATTTCATAATACAGATAGCCGTGGCTGTGTGAAACACATTTAAGCCTAAAGCCATCCATTCCTCTTTGTTAGCAGGAATATGAGTGTTTATAGTAGTAAGAGTTACTCCTGCTACTGCATAAAGTACGGAATGTAACAAGTCTTGCAAGTTAACATTTCCTAATTTAGATTTTGTGTTCATAATTTTTCTTTTGGAAGTTTATTTGCTGTGTCGATAGCATTAGCGAGAACCTCTGCTACTTGTTGAATTAATGCTGCATTGCCGTTTAATTTCTCTACTTTAGAGATTATTTGAACCGCCTCAAGGAATAGATCCTCTGCTTCGTGTCCTGTTGGCTCTAACGTTTTACCTGCAATAGCATCTGTTGTTTTTACTAAGAATGGAACTACGACATTCTCTGCCACGTTCTCTAATAAAACTACTTCTTTTTCAACAAAAGTAGCAATAGCCTTTAATCGGTTGGTTAAGTTTAACTTCATTTTTAATTGTTTTTATGGTTAATTGTCCCTTATGGGTTGATTTACTTACCGAGCAGCCAAGCGAACATATACACATCAATAAGAAGAGAAATATACATAATACAGCTATCGCTATCTCTGCTTTTTCTTGGTCTTCATTAGTGAATTTCATACGCATTTAAATTTTACGAATGTAAATATAATGAAAGTGAACAATATAAACTAATTTAATTTCAAAGTTTCGTAGGTTATTGTCCCTTCCTGATTATTGATTAAAGCCATTAGTTTATCCCATGCTGCTCTCGATGTTATTCCCATCCCTAATGGAGCATTTACCCCTATGCAAGGAGCTGAACAGCCTTTAAGTTCATAGGGGAAGTTGGCAGGATGGACTTCTAAGCATCGGTTAAATGTTCCTAAGCCCGGCTCGTCCTCCATTATCGGCACTCTTAATTTATTCTCTGGAGAGTTGTAAAAGTGGAACTTTCGAGTTCCTTCT